CATTAATTCGATTGACTAGAAAGCTCAAGAATAGTCAAAACTTATTAAAAGCCATTGATGACTATATCCACAAAGATAACAACAACATAAACCAAGACACTAGACTCGCATTGATTAACATTAAGTCTGATCTCAAATGCGATATTCATGGTTTAAAAGAATTAATAGCAAAAATATAGGAGAAAAAAATGGCAACACAATGTGAACTGATCCTGAAAGATCTAAAAAAAGGTAGAAAAGTAAACCCCCTAATAGCTTTGTCTAAGTATAAATGCTTTAGATTAGCGAGTAGAATCAATGATCTTAGGGCAGATGGACATTCTATTGAAACAAAACTAGTAAAAAATAAAGATGGCAAGAAGAAGTTTGCTGAATATTACTTAGAGAACAGAGATATCTAAGTTAGGTGGCAAAAAAACCAAACAAAGAAACTAGAGAACATTATAAAAAATTAGTTGAGTTTGGTTGTGTGGTTTGTGAACGAGAGTATGGTGTATATTCCACCCCTTGTATACATCATATAACTGGGGGAGGTATGGGTAGGAAAAGTAATTCTCTTACCCATGCTCTACCATTATGTTATGAACATCATCAAGGATCTCAGGGAATACATCACTTAGGCAATAAAGTTTGGGAAGAAAAATATGGTAGCCAAGAAGAACTACTAGAATACATAAAGGAGAAAATATGATAGAAATAGAAGATGACATACCATACATGGGTAGAAGTAAGTATGCTGAATATTTCGAGATACTATACAAAATGAAGTCAGGACAGAGTTTTTTAACTGATGACTATAGAGTGGTTGACGCAGTAAGGCATAAGGCTTGGGAGAAAAAAATACCTTTATCGTTTAGGCAGCTGAAAGTTTCAGGAGAGCCTTTACAGTATCGAGTTTGGAGAAAGTAATGAAGTTAGATTTACTTACCATTTTATTACCAAAATCATTAGACATGGGCAGCATTGGGAGTGGCAAGTCGCATAACTCGATAACACCCCAAGAAGTATCTACTATATTAGCCTATGCTGATCTCAGCGAGGTTGAGCTGAATCTTTTGATGAGTAAGTACTTGGAAGATGATGGAGCAAGACAAGACTTAATTAGATATGCTGAGTCTTATATTGAAATCGAGGATCAAAGCCTTGCTAAAAAGATAGCTCATACAGGAATTACAGAATTATTTATTGATACTACTTGTTTCTTTTGCAATGGCACAGGAAACTTAATATTTGAGAATAGTGTAGATAAATGTCCTCATTGTCATGATGGCATATTTGTTTGGTCAGACTTCTCAAGGTCTGAAATTATGGGATTAAAAAAAGGAGTGTATATGAAAATAAACAAAGATTACAGAGAGTTAATAACTCATTTAATAGATGTAGAGCAGTCTGCATTAGCAAAACTGGGGGATTTATGAGTAGACTAAACAAAACTAAAAGAGAATTTTTAAGAGAGAATGAAATTACAGGTATGTTTACAAGAGATCAGATAAAGGTTTTAGAAAGACATGACACAGAAGATGATCCTTATAGCAGTAGTAATTTTCCTTGGGGTTGTTCTAATTCTTTAAAAGTATTTCTTGTAGAAAAAGGCGATTCTTACATAGAGAAACAAAACACTTTGGCTAAAGAAAGAAGAAAAGAATATGCTCACAGGACATTCGACAAGATAGTAAGAGAACTAAACACTATAAGCACTATGTCTGATTTAAAAAATTGGGGTGAAACTTTTGCTAAAGAATATGTTAGAGATATACCTGAATTTAGAGATGAGCTTAAAGAAGAATATAAAAGAAAACTTAATGAATTAGACAATACATGAATAAAGTTAAGAGAAAGCCAATCTCTCCAAGCCTAAGATTTGATGTTTTGGAAAAAGATAATTTTACTTGTCAATATTGTGGAGCAAAAGCAACAGATGAAAATGTTCTGTTAGAGATAGATCACATAATTCCTGTATCTAAAGGCGGAGATAACAACATCGAGAACCTCATTACTTCTTGTAAAAAATGCAACATAGGCAAGAGTGCAAAGAAATTAGGTGCAAAAAAAAGACTTACTTTAAGGCAAAAAGAGATAAAAGAGTTGGAGCAAAAAAGAGAACAACAGGAGATGTATTTAAAGAGTCGATTAAATAAAAGAAATGAATCTGAAATTTTAGTTAATTACATACATGGTTTGTGTAGCAAATACGAACTTAATCGTCAACTTAACGATAATGGAAAAAACTTAATATTTAAATTATATAAAAAAATAGGATTAGAAAAAGTATTTGATTTGATAGAGGATAATGAAGATTATTTAATTAATAATAAATCAATTCAATTTGAGGAATATGGAAAAGAAAACACTGCTTTGGCTGAATTTTTGGACAAAATAGAAGAAGATGGCAATAAGTTATATAAAAAGCAGAACTACAAGGAAGGAGTTGGTAGTTTATCAGCTTATTTTGTAGGAATCGTTAAAAATAGAACTGAGGATTGGAAAGAATGGGAAGTATCTAGTGATTTGATTAATTTATTAAAACCATTAGATAAAGATAACAAGATAGAGTTGTTAAAACAGAAACTTATTCCTCATGCAAAAGAGATACAACAAGGTTCTTCTTATCAAGGATCATATATGTATATAGAAGAAATATGTAATAAAGAAATTGAAAAACTTAGAAACAGGTGATACATGAAAAAGAATTACTATTGTTATAGAGCCACAGTTGTATTTAGTGGTTGCACACAGGCAACAGATGAAAAAGAAGCAATAGCAAAAGTAATAGCTGAGTCTGAAAGATTACCTGAAACAGTTTCTTTTAAAGAGTCTGAGGTCAAGGTCAGAAAACTACAGAAAAAACCTGAAAAAGGATTATATCATGATACAAAATATGAATGGTGATGAGTTATTAAAAATAGATGGGTTTGATAATGCCATAATAGGTGTTGAAGAATCTGTTGAGCAGAAATTAATTTATGATATTGATAAGATTGCTGAAATATTAATAACAAGAGATCAGATGACAGAAGATGACGCTTATGAATATATCTCGTTTAATATCACTTCTGCTTATGTAGGTGAAAAAACTCCAATACTGGTAAAAACAGGCAAATTAGAAGATTTTATTTAAAATCGGCTTCCATATATACCCCAAAAATCCATTTTTATTGGTCTTGGCATACTTAGGTATCACCTAATTTACTGTTCTTTTCTCTTTTTCTTTAGCTTGGTTGTTGTTGATTTGATTGCTTTCTTCTTCAGCTTCTATAGAGTTTTGTAGCTTGGGTTTAAGATTAGGAATAGTTTTCATTAATCCTTGAAGCTCCTTAATTAACTCATCATCTGATTTCTGATTAGTGTTATCTACATTTAGATTAATAGTTTGTTGCGAGAAGTTCCCAAGTTCCAAGATCAGTTTAGCTGTATTTAATCTAACAGCGTCTTGTTCTGATCTCAACAGATCCTGTAATACTGATATGGCCATACCTGAAGTTGAGGTAATTCTTTCCTCATTCTTTTCTCTTATCTCTTTTGTATATCTCTTTTTAAGGTAAGCTCCTTGCTGTCTTGGGCTTTTATCTTTAGACCACCCAGCTTTAATGGCAGACTGAGTTGCATTACCAGCAGTATCTCCTTCGCAGAACGCTTCTACAAATGCTTGTTCTTTTTCTTTATCTATTTTTTTTGGCATAATATTCTCTTTGTTAGATTGAATNGGCTTTTTATTGACCTAATGGGTTGTCTGACCTTGCTTTCATTTCATTAACTTTAGCGTTTAATACTGCTATCTCTGCTTTATTAATGGCAATGTCTGCTGTCAAAGGTTTTATATCTACTGCTTTTTGAGATTCAAGCACATTAATTCTTTCGATTAGCTTTCCTTGAAAGATTGCAAATCCCAGTAATGTAATTATGAGTGAGCCTATTCCAAGCCATTCTTTTACTCCCATATTAATATCCTCTTATTCGTTTTAAATGTTCTTCTGCTCTTATGCGATTATCTATAGATTCCTGAAGAATCTTTTGACTTGTTGCCACAGGGTCACTATATGCAATTTGATTCTCAGCATATATATCTCGCATATCAATGTATTCTCTTTGGTCATCATAGCTACCTCCATCAATAACTAATTGATTATTAAATATATTATTGTTGGTTTGTCCGTAATTGTCCATAGAAAGTGGGCTTT